CCCAATGTTAGAATACTGACTGCATGGTATACTAAGCGTTGGTATTTCGCTTACAACCGTTGCTATACGGGTTATGTTGAACCGCATGGCAAGAGTCAGACCATTTCCATGACGCCCGACGAGTGGTTGGAAGAAACTTTCCACTACGATCGGAAGTTATGGTACCCCAGTCTAAGTGACTCAATTCCAAGATTGGATCTGGGTTACTTAGTGTCAACTACGGATAAAGTCGCGGACCTCTACACTGTCGTGTTGAGGCGCTTCCTAAATCTAAGGAGCAATCGCGGTTAGTCCTTAACCAAAAGGAGGCCATTATGGCACTCTCATCTGCGTCTATCCCTGTGGGCGCATCGTACTCCCCTACTGGGGGTTCTGCAACTTCTCTGGTTTCGCTCGGTCAAACCGACGGCCAGAACAAGTTGTTTCTCGATGACGGAAGTGATCTTATACTCCGTAAAACGGCGTTAGCCACATCGAGAGCTCCTTCAGCGCTGGCGAGTGCCCCTAACGGGTACACTCAACAGCGTTCATCCATCGTGTTCCATATTCCTATGTTGCTGGATAATGGAAACTACACCACAAATCAGGTATCTATCTCGGTGTCATTTGACCCCGAGGCTGATGCCAGTGAGCGTGCGTTCCTTCGGGAACTTATCGCTCATGTTGGTGTTGACGCAGACTTTGACAGTCTGTTTGACGATGGTTCCACCGCGTGAGGGTTTATTACCTTCCTCACCTGATCATTGCATGCTGTCTAGCGGCCGTTGAAGGCTGCAACGACAGTGTGTATGATCAGAAACCGGTGGATGCCGATACCGTTGACGTGTTATGTAAAACGTTGCGGGAACGCGGCATTTGGTGGGCACCTGTATTTGGGTGTCGCGAAGGAGTGAAACTTGCATCTGTTGAGGGCTCTCAAGATGAAAAAGTGTACGAAGCGAAAGAAGTCCCGCAGGACGTTCTTTAACCCTGACAAAATCGCAACGGCGATTAGTCAGTCTGTTCTACTGGATCTAGGAAGGGTGCAACATCCTAACCTAGCACAGCAGTACTTCAAAGAAGCGATGGAAGGTTCCTTACTAAAGAAATACGTTGGAACCAACCTGAAAACCACAACGCTGCGCGAAGAAGCATTTAAAAACTTCCTAGCGATTAATGAGCACATGCTCGATACGAACCTCAAGTTTCTTCTGAGGCCCGTTAGAGCAGATGTCCCAATGCGTCATCTTTCCGATATGGAAAGGCTCCTTACCCGTGCACAGAACCTCGTGCGTTGGGTTTTGGGAGGGTTTTCGTACGAAGAACTGTTCCACCACAGCAAAAACAGTGGTGGATCTACTCTGGGTGTCCCTTACAAAGAGACCTCCCCTGAGCGAAAGTTCACGTACCCTCTAAGTTGTACTAAAGCTGTGATCCCTCTTTGGTGTGAATACTTGGGCTGGGATGAAACCCTAAGCCTAGCTGTTGAAGAATTAAACAGCTCAAGACCAGTGGTCGAGAAGTATAACATCGTTGAGGGGTCCAGAGCTACGACCGTACCCAAGTCAACCGAGAAGGAACGGATGATCGCCATCGAGCCGACGCTGAACATGTTTTTTCAGCAAGGCCTGATGGAAATGATGTACCGTCGCCTATCAAAAGTTGGCTTGGACGTAGAGAGTTTACCCCTGAAGCATCAGAAACTCGCGATGATAGGTTCGGTGACCGGTTCTTTGGCCACCATTGACTTCTCGTCAGCGAGCGACTGTGTTTCAACCGAGCTACTCAGGCATCTACTTCCGCCTGATTGGTTTGAATGTGTTGATCTATTGCGCAGTCCGTCGATTTCCGTTGACGGTGAGCTGCACAGATGTAACATGATCAGCACTATGGGGAACGCGGGAACGTTTCCGCTGGAGACTCTCGTATTCTGGTCCCTCGGTGTGGCTACAGTCATGCAGCGAACGCGGAAGAATCCATATTCCCTCCTTAGTTTACCTAAGGAAAGGAAGATGGTTTCCGTGTTTGGCGATGATTGTATCCTCCCAACTGTTGACGCCGAAGCCTTTATGGCAACGTGTGAACAAGTTGGTTTCGTAGTCAATAAGGAGAAATCCTTTTATGACTTCGGGCCGGGGTTCCGGGAGAGTTGCGGAGGTGACTACCTCCGTGGCTCAAACGTGCGGCCTGTATGCATTAAGGCCCCA